GCCAGTAGTCGAGGCGGCGTTGCCAATTTTGCAAAAGTTTGCTGACTGGGCACAAAACAACCCAGACGCGTTTGTTGCTATTGCTGGCGCCATTGCACTTGTTGCTGCAGCAGTTGTCGCTACAAACATCGCTATGGCATTAAACCCATTTTCATTAATTGCAGCGGGCATAGCCTTACTTGTAACAGGTTTAGGTATTGCATACAAAAAGTTTGAATGGTTTAAAACAGGTGTTGACGCAGTTATTAATTTTATGATTGGCGTTTTTGAAGGTTTTGTAAACAGTTGGATTGGCGTGATAAATGGAATTATCACGGGGTATAACGCTTTGCCTCTATTGCCAGACATTGGCTACATCAATGAAATATCTCTCGGTCGAGTCGGCAATCAACAAAACAATCCGTCGCGCACAATAGACATTCCCAAACTTGCCGAGGGGGGCATTGTCAGCTCCCCTACTCTTGCCCTGATCGGCGAAGCAGGCCCAGAAGCCGTAGTGCCATTAGATCGCATGAACACAGGTGGCGGTATCACTATCAACGTCACAGGCGGTCTCGCTACAAGTGCCGAGATTGGTGAGTCGGTCGTTAACGCTTTGCGCGCCTATTCGCGTAGCGCTGGGCCGTTGCAGTTGCAGGTGGCGTAATGCCAGGCGTAGCGGTCGTTGATTCAGGCAACTATGACCTACAGATCGCCACAGGTTTTCAGGTTGACGCGTTCGTGCTTGATGACCCGCTTAAAGGCGTTTTAGATAACACCGAGTATGTGCTAGACGGCACCACCGAGTTTGCTGATGTAATGGATTCAACGCTCAATGTCAAAGTAAAGCGCGGCAGACGCGACATCGGCGACCAATTCAGCGCTGGCACAATGTCATTCACCATTCAAGACGTGGACGGGATCTTCAACCCGTTTGACCAAAACAGCCCGTATTACGACACCGCCGAAAGTAAGCCAGGTCTTGCACCATTGCGCGCCGTTCGACTTATTCGTTACAGCTCAACGAATGTGCCTGAATCATTGTTTAGCGGTTATGTCGTGAACTATGACTACAACTTTGCTTTGGGTGGAATTGACACCGTAACGGTGTATTGCGCTGACCAGTTCTATTTGCTGTCACAAACCTATTTGGACGAATTAAACGTCACCGCTGAAACATCTGGCGAACGCATTGAAACCGTGCTTGACCTGCCAGAAGTGGATTTCCCTGCAGCCTCTCGAAACATCGCAACAGGAACCGTAAATCTTGGCCATGCTGCGGCCTACACCGTGCCGGCAGGAACAAACGTGCTGCAATACATTACGCAGATCAACGAAACAGCCGAGTTCGGGCGTGTGTTCATGTCACGCGCTGGAGTGTTCACATTTCAAAACCGCATCGGGAACACGCTGTCAGCATCAAAAGCTGATTTCCATGACGACGGCACAAACTACAAATACAACGGCGTGGGCATTTCATTTGAGGCGGACGCCGTGGTCAATAGATCGGTTGTAACAGCGCTAAACGGCAACACGGCCACAGCAAGCGATGCAACCTCTATTGCCACATATTTCATTCAGACAAGCAACATCAGCAACAGCCTGTTGCATGAACAGCCGTCAATTGATACCGCCGCATCATATTTGTTAAACCCTGAACCAGAAGCCCGATACACGTCAGTCGAGACCGCATTCCTTATGCTGACCACAGCCCAAAAAGACACTCTTGCAACCGTGGACATTGGCGACACCATCACCATAGAAAAGACATTCCCTAGCGGTGCCGGCACAACCGAGTTGGCGCAAGAGCTGTCAGTTGAGGGCATCGAGCATCGGCTGGATTTCAGCACAGGCCACAGCGTCCTTTACAGCACCGCGCCAACAACGATCGTGTTTGAGTTGATATTGGACGACGCCGTGTATGGCACACTCGACGCAGAGAATGTCTTAGGATAAGGAGTACTTATGGGAGTTAACGCGCAAACATCAGTTCCAGCATTCACCGCAGGTCAGGTTTTGACTGCTGCGGAAATGACCGAAGTAAATACGGGTATTCCTGTATTCGCTACGACAACAACCCGTGACGCGGCTTTCGGTGGCACAGGTGAAAAGGTACTTGCCGAAGGTCAGTTTGCCTACATTGAAGCAACTAACACAACCCAGTATTACGACGGTGCGGCATGGCAATCTTTGACGGCTGGACTTTCTTTGATCACGGCTCAAGCGATTGGTACGGGCGTTTCGTCGGTTACTGTCTCAAGCGTTTTTAGCGCTTCATATGAAAACTATTTGATCACCATGGAAGGTTGCCAATGGTCTGCAGATGATCAAGCGGTAACATTTATTTTGGTTGGTTCAACGGCTAGCTATTATTCCAACTTGCTTATCACTAGATACGACACGGGTGCAGTAACCAACTTAAACCGCAACAATGCTGCAAGTGCGTACATCAGTATTTCAGATGTAAACAAAGCACAAAATTTCTTAATGAACATTTTTAATCCATTTACAACCGACTACACAAACTGGAGCGGAACCGCAAACGGTTATCTCTTTAGCGGCGCTATCGGCGGTTCACACAGAGTCAACACCAGTTATTCATCGTTTACCATTGCAGCTGCAGGTGGTGCAACACTTACTGGTGGCACTATCCGCGTTTACGGATACACAAACAGTTAGGAACGCCATGGCTTATTTGATACAAATCAATGACGAAATACGTGAAACAACAAGCAAGGAAACCGCCGCTTTAGATGCACATTATGCTGACGGCGCGCAACAAGCACAAATAGATTTAGACCGCGCAAAATCAAAAGCCGACACACTTGCCAAACTTGGTCTTACTGCCGACGAAGTAGCCGCTTTACTGTCGTAATGCGATGGCGACCGTTGATCGGTTACGCGCTACTTGTCGTAGTTGTTGCGTGGGCGGTTTCTAGTTGCGGTTATGACGGCTCATATCGCTACCCATGCCAAGACCCGTCAAACTGGCAAAAGCCTGAATGCGAACCACCGATCTGCAATCCATCTGGAACGTGCACACGGGATTTGATTTATGAGACCACGCCTTAAACCCGAGGAGCTTCACGCTCGACTAATCGTTGTTGTCGGCATAATTCTTGCCAGCGTGTTTGCCATTACCGTGCTCGGCTTTGTTTATGCGCTTATGTTTGTGACCCAGCCAATCGGCCACCAGAGCCCTAACGACTCTGCATTTATAGACCTACTCTCAACCTTGACCGTGTTTATGACCGGCACCTTGTCAGGTCTAGTGGCATCAAACGGACTAAAGTCAAAAGTAAAAGAAGGAGCCAAAGATGTTGAAGCCTAAAGACAAAGCCCTACTTGCCTCATACGGTCGCTCAATGCTCGCTGCGGTAGTAGCGCTAGCAGTAACAGGCAACACCGACCCATCCGCATTGTTAGCAGCTGCAATCGGCGCGGTCTGCCCAACAGCGTTGCGTTACTTCAACCCTAAAGACATGAAGTTTGGTCGTGGCGTCAGCAAAGCCTAAAGTCGTACCCAACGCACGGCCGTATACAGGCAACAGCGACGGCGCATCCGCTGGCCCGCGTGCTGGCATGAACGAGTTTATTAAGCAAGTACTGCATCACTCAAACAACGCAATGTGGAACAACGGCAGTTGGGGTGTACGCGATGTGCGTTCTAAGCCAGGCACAATGTCTGTTCATGCCACAGGTCGCGCGGTTGACTTGTCGTATCGAGGCGGTGAACGTCACCCAAACGCATCACGCAAAACAGCATTGCCGTTTGTAGAACTGTTGTGCGCGCATGCCAACGATCTAGGCATTGAAATGGTTATTGACTATTTCCCTACACCGTACGGTCGCGCATGGCGTTGCGATCGTCAGGCTTGGAAGAAATACAGCAAGCCAACGGTTTCAGGTAGCCCCGGTGGCGACTGGTTCCACATTGAAATAACCCCACAGGCCGCCGACTCGGTGATCTTTGTTAAAGCCGCATTCTTAAAGGTGTTCGGGGAAATCCCACCTAAGGCTTGATCTATGTTCTAGGGTCGGAGTACCGACAAAAGGAC